TTGTAACTGAACAAGGAGTTTTAGAGGATAGTGGAGTTATGAAAATGCACTTTGGTAGTGGTGTTTTACCACAAGCAAGCACAGTTGATGGAATAAGATTGGTAGAAAGTATTGGTAGTGGTAGAACTGTTAGTGGAACAGCAAGTCTATATGGAATTGCAGAAAGTTAGATTATGGGTAATTTAGAATTTATAAAATCTGAAACAGGAACTTCTGTTACTTCTTTATCAGTAACAGATTGTTTTAGTGCTGATTATGATGTGTATCAAGTATTAATTTCAAAGTTAAATGGACTTCAAGCAAGTGGTGGTAGAGTGGTGCAAACTAGATTTATTGATAATGTAGGTAGTGTTATATCTGCAACTGAATATGATTATGCAACTCTCAATATGAGAAGTTATGATGTATTTGAACAATTTAGAGCTACAAATGCTACTGATTTTTTATACACAATTAGATATGAAGCAGCAGATACAGAAGGTGGAGTAAGTATGAATATTTATAATCCTAATGACAGTTCAAGTTATACTTTTGCAAATTGGCAATCAGCAGGAACAGGAACATCTAATAGATTACTTGGTTATAAAAGCATTGGAGTTCATAAATCAGCAGAACAAATAACAGGTATTTATTTTTTTGCTAGTGCTGACAGTTTTGATTTAACAGTTAAAGTATATGGAGTTAAATAATGGCAGGTAGCTTAATAAAAATAGATGAAGAAATAGTTTCATCAGCAGTAGCAAGTGTAACTTTAACAGGTATTGATAGCACTTATGATGTGTATATGGTTAAGGCAAATAATGTTTCAACTACTGATGACAACTCCTCTATTAGATTAAGAGTTACAACAAGTGGTGGTGGTGCTCAATCAACTTCTAATTATGATATGGCTTATAAAGTTCTTAAAAGTGATGCAGCTTTTGAAAATAAATCTAATACTAATGAAAACAATTTGCATTTATTTTATGCAGGTATAAGTAATGTTTCAGCAGAAAACTTTAATGCAATAATGTATTTGTTTAATTTCAATAATGCAAGTGAATACAGTTTTCTTACTACTGAAGTATCTGTTTTACAATACACAGGTCATTTAGACGGCATACAAGGTGGTGGAGTTTACACAGTTGCTGAAGCACATAATGGTGTACAGATTTATGTTCCTAATACTTTAGATAGTGGAACATTTACATTATATGGTTTAAAGAAGTAAGTATAAGAAATATATAGTAAGATAGGAGAACTATGGCGATTAAAACAATAGAACAATTTAGAACTGAAGCTACTTCAGAGATTGAATCTGCAAAGCCAATGTATGCTCAAGTCAATAACGAGAGACGAGAATTTACAGACGCTGAGTACGACCAAGCTATTGAAGATTTAGCACAATCTAAATTAAACCAACAAGATAATGGCTACAAACAAGCAAGACAAGAAGCCTACCCAAGCATTCCTGACCAATTAGATATGTTGTATTGGGATAAAGTAAATGATACAACTACTTGGAAGGACGCTATTGCTGAAGTTAAAACTGACAATCCAAAACCTAGCTAATGCCTAGACGCAGATTTCGTAAAGAACAACACGAATGGACTTATGAAATTACTTACAATGGGAAGGTAAAGAGATATGAAACTTGATGTAGTAAGAACTCAATTTGGCAAAGACGCTACCAATGGAATGTTATTTATTGACGGTGTTTTTGAATGTTTTACTTTAGAAGATGAAGTAAGAGATGTAAAAGTGCATTCTGAAACTGCAATACCTTTAGGCGAGTATGAAATAAAACTTAGAACTGAGGGTGGATTTCATAGTAAATATACTGCTAGATATGGTGCTATGCACAAAGGTATGTTATGGCTACAAGATGTACCAAACTTCCAATGGATTTTAATACATACAGGTAATACGGATTCCCACACGGCAGGTTGCTTATTGGTAGGCGAGACACAACAAGACTTAGATAAAGGCAAAGACGGATTTGTTGGTGGCTCAGGAGACGCTTATAAAAAGATGTACCCTAAAGTTGCTAATGCTTTATTAAGTGGAGAAAAAGTAACAATAAAATATTCAAATATTAATTTAGGCAACGAGATTTCTAACAAACAAAGCCCTGATATGATTAGCCCTTCAATGCTAGTAGAAGATATATCTGAGATTAAGGGTTTGATGATACAACTTTTTGCTAAACTAGAAGGCAAACACATAACCTAATCAAAGGATAACTTGCATTTAATATGTCATATTTGCAACCAAACCACCAAACTTTTTAAAGTTGGATATAAATGTGTTACAAAAAAATGCACATTGTATGGTAAAGTGTTACTTAGCAACCCACAAATTAAGGAAGAAGAATAGTGAAAAATAAAGATTATTGGAAATTTATTATTACTAAAGCGTTCCGTACAGGGTTGCAATCAGCAATCTCTTTGTACTTAGCACAATCTTCAGGAATCATAGACGCAAACCTTATAGAATTAATCGGTGTTGCTTTTATGAGTTCTGCATTAAGTGTTATTCAAAACGGCTTAGAACAATATAAACCAAAGCAAACATTCGATAATAAATAGAAGGTGCTTAACCTAAAGAAGTTAATTTGTATTACTTCTGTGTGCTTTATAGCAGTTCCAATACCTGCTTTTGCAGTTGATACAACAGTTGATGAGCCATTTGATGAAAATGGTTTTACTCAATCCACTATAAGTGTTACAAATTGGTCTTTAAATAATGACACCAATACAAATTATGAAATAGGTAATACTTGGGCAGGGCAGTACGGTAGCACAGGATATTCCATAAATTACAATATGATGAGTGTTAGCAATCGTATGCTACAAATTACTTTTAGCGAAACTGATATTACTGAAATAGGTTTTAAAGTTGGTGCAGTAAATTACGAATGGAGTTACAACTTATTTATTAAAGACGCTGACGGTAATTCTTCTAATCCTGATTGGGTAACACATTCAATTACAGGTGGCTACCAAGACTTTGATGAGTCCTATGAAGCACCAACAGGTTATACAATTTGGCGTATCGAGATGAACTTTAGTGATTATGTATTGATTGATGACTTATACTATGTCTATGATGACGGAACTACTGCAACAACTACAACATCTTCTACTACGACTTCTTCCACTACAACTACTTCATCTACTACAACGACATCTAGTACGACAACAACTACAACTACAACCACCACTATTCCACCGACTACAACCACAACTCTTAGTCAAGAAGATATTGAACGCAATAATAACCACACAGAGACAGGTATTTATGAAACTAATGCAGAGAGACAAGCGAGAGAACAAGCTGAATACGAAGCAGAGCAAGAGAGAATTAGACAACAGGAAGAAGCTGACCGTAGAGAAGCTGAGAGAAAAGCTGAAGAAGAACGCATTAAAAAAGAAATTGAATCTAATTTTGAAGAAACAGGCTACTACGAAACTGATTCAGAACGAGAAGCTAGAGAATTAGCAGAGTGGGAAGCTGAACAAAAGGCTATACAAGAAGAAATAGATAGTAACTTTGCTGAGACAGGATATTATGAGCTTGATTCTGAGAGAGAAAAACGAGAGCAGAGAGAATACGAAGAAGAACTTGCAAGAATTGAAGCTGAAAAAGAAGCAGAGATACAAGAACAATTAGAAGAATCTATTGATTTAGAAGAATTAGATTTGCCTGAAGAAGAAGTTAAAGAGCTTATAGATACTATTCAAGAAATACAAGAAAAAAATCTTGAAGAAGTATTTGCCATAGAAGAAGAAATAATAGAAATAGAAATCCTTGACTTTGAAGATATTATTATTGTTATTGAAGAAGAAGAAACAATTGTAATTAAGGAAGTTTTTGAAGAAGATGAGTTGGACAAAGAGATACTTGGAGATGACTCCGAGACAACGCAAGAGATTCAAGAAGAAGATGAATCAAGCGAAGAAGAAGAATTTGAATTTGTAGAAGTAGAACTTACTGAAGAAGAAATAAAAATAGAAGTAGAAGAACTTACAGAAGTTATAGAAGAAATAGTTGTAATAGATATTCCTGAAGTAACTGAAGAAGAACTTGAAGAATTTACTGAAGAAGAATTACAAGAATACGAAGAAGCAAAGGAAGAAGCCATTGAAGAATATGTTGAAGAACTTGAAACAGAAGAAGTTATACAAATACTTGAAGAAGTTAATGACGCAGGATTGGAAAACCTTGACGAAGTTAGCGAAGATGTACTTGAAGTTGTAGCTCAGGTTGTCGAAGAAGTAATAGAGATAGCACAAGAAGAAGAACTAACTGAAGAACAAGTAGAAGTTGTTGCAGAAGTTTTAGGCTTTGAAGAAACAGATGATGTCGAAGTCTTAGCTGAAGCAATTAAAGAAGATAAAACTGTTGAAAAGGCAGTAGAAGAATTTGTAGATAGGGCAGTTGAGAACGCTGATGTAGAAAACTACACACTTGCAGACGCTACAACAGAAATTGCTTTCGAATCTTTAGTGGCAGGAGACTTTAGTGTTATTATAGATGTAGATTTAGACGCAATAGATTTAACAAACATATCAAATGATATGACACAAGATACTAAGGAAAAGGCTCAAGAAGTTTTAGTCCCAACAGTTATCGTAAATATCATATCGTTTGTAAGGAGATTTAATTGATAAAGAAATTGTGGTCTTGGTTTATAGAAGCCATAAAAGAAACACTTAACCTTGCGTGGACATTGTCGGGTCTTGCGATTGCGACATTGACTTTGACAGGACAAGCACAGGTCATAACTTTTTATGCAACAGTAATTACCCTAGTTATTTGGTTGATTACAATAAGGTTTAGAAAATAATGTGTTTAATAACTAAAAAAGATGACGGCTCTTTTGTGCAGATATGTAACTGCAAACACGGAAGCGTTCATTGTAAGGAGAACTAATGGCAGATAATGGAATGACTCAGAAGGAGATGTTGTTACTTGTTTTAGAAGGACAAGATAAGATAAATTCTCGCATTGATGAACTACACGAGAAGGTTAATACAAAGATTTCTAGGTCAGAACTAATGGCTACTGCAACCTTCATTGTTCTACTTATTGGTGGAATAATCCAATATTCTATGTAAATTAGCCATTTAGAGCCGTTTTAAGAGCATATTTGTACCATTTAGGTATAACTTACCACCCTAAAATAACTATAAAAAAACTTATATATTTCTTGTTTTTGTGTTGCATTAAATAATCTTTGATTATATAATTCAGGTATGAATGAAACAACAAAACAAGGAGTTAAAATGACTTACTACCAAAGAGTACAAGCATTTAGAGATAATCAACAAGTTTTGCTTGATGAATTTTTAGCAGAAGTTGTCAGCACAAAAATTATTACAAAAAGTAATGAAAATACTAAAGAGAATAGAAATAAAGTTTATTGGCAATATGTTGGTCAAAAATTAAATAAAAAAACTGTTATTAGTTTTAAAGACCATATTGTTAAATTAGAAGAAAAATTAGCTAAAGCTAATAATGAAATGCAAAAAGAATTATATAAAGAAATTATTTTAGAAACTCAATACAATGTGCGTTTTTGGGATATTGCTAGACCTTTATTTAACGCTGATAGAAAATTAGAGCAAATTAAATACTTTGCAAAGGAAAAAATTTAGTTATTAATCAAAAGACCCTAGAAGCTATTGCTAGTATCTAAGGTCTTTTTTTTATATAAATCACAAATTAACAATTTATGATTTATAATACTTATTGTGAATAAAGTAAAAGGAACAAGTTGTATGTTCTGTGGAAAACATCTTACCATAATTCGTGGTGCTTTGTTTTGCAACGACATTAATTGTTTGCATTTTAAGTTAATACAAACACAACTTGAAGAAACAAAAGTATAACAAAGGAGTTATATGCCTTCATTAATAATTGAAGGTGTGATTGCTTGTCTTTTATCTTTGCCACCAACAACACAAGGCTTAGATAATTACATAGATTGCAGGGAACAATACCAAAAGGTTGAAGTTGTACAACAATGGATTCCTATATTGCAAACACACTTCAAAGAAGAAGATGTATTACAAGCTAGTCTTATGATTTATTGTGAATCATCAGGGAGACCAAAGGCAACTAATACAAATACAAATATGACTAAGGACATTGGACTCTTTGCTTTTAATGATAAGACTTGGACTTGGTTACAGGACAAACTTAAATTCACAGGCAGTAGAAAAGACCCAATCCTAAATATTAAAATAGCTTCTTGGCTCTTTTATAATGACGGCAGGGGTAAGCATTGGTACAGTAGCGAACATTGTTGGGACTATGATTTTTGATACAGTACTAATTGATGACTTAGAACAGGAGTTGAATGATAAAGAAATACAACTTTACAGAGCAAGACAAGATAGGGAAGCTCGGAGAAAAACTAATACTTAAACACTACAACTCAATTACAGATGAGAGTGGTAATAAGTTTCACGCAAGAGCAACTAGATTAGATGAACAACTGCAAGGTGCTGACCTTATGGTATTTAATCAAAGTCTTAAAACTAATTACATAGAAGTTAAAACAGATACACAGATAGAAGAAACTAATAATGTTGCTTTGGAATATATGATTGAGCAAGAGAATGGAGACTTACAGATTGGTTGTCAGATGAAAACCTTTGCAGACTTTATGATGTATTGGAGTTACCCAACTAACTATGTTAGATATTGGAATCCAACAAAGTTACAACCTTACATTGTTACTTGGATAAGAGATAGTAAATATAAATCTGTAAAAGTAATTAATGAGAATCAACAGGGAGATAAATGGTTTGCTCATTGTTTGCTTGTACCTACTTATGAATTTGATAAACTTAAACAAGTTAATAAATTTTTAGTTAGCTTAGATGTATTGCAAGGAGTTTTAGATGAGCAAGATTGAGTGGCGAGAAGATGAAACCTTTAGCGAATACAAGATGAGAAAACACGAAGGTATGCAAGGTATGGGACAAAAGACAGTTAAGAAAAGAGAAGGTTGGTCTGACAATCAAAAGCGTGGGCTAACTAATAAGAACAAAGGTAGAAGAAAACAAAACCTAGCAAGGAAGAAACTTAAGATACCTGATACAAAGTTTAGAAGCCAAATGGGTAATGAAGAATCTTGGCAAGGAGAAGTCAGAGTAGAAGTCAAAGCAGGTAAGCAAGTACAAACCTTATGGACTAAATATCAAAAAGCCAAAGAACAATCTGACGCTAACACAAGGATTGGAGATACAAGACCTTTTATGTTTGTTGCTATGCCTGACGGAACTTCTAATGGATTAGTTGTAGTAGAGCTTGATAAGTTAGATGAAGTTGTTTTTGCTTTACTTGAAACTTGGGAACAATAAAAAAACCCACCTACCGAAGCAGGTGGGTTTA